ATAGAAAAGTTTGCCAGCAATGCACACAAAGAATGGCGTAAGAACTTTGACCCAACAGGTACTAAACCTAGGATAAAGAAAAATAGCGACGGCACTGAAGGTGATATTAACGTTCCTTTTGAAAAGTTGCATCCTGATTGGCAAAAAGAAAATCTAGCAGCAGGAAAAGCAGCAGCTCATGCTGTACAAATGTATCCCGATGATATTGAAAAAGCAGCAGAATATATACATGATGAATGGATGAAACGTAATCCTAAAGGTGATTGGAATGCTGCACAACACGTTCCTTATGATCAACTACCCGAAGATGAAAAAGAAAAAGATAGGGTACATGTCAGAACGATAGCAAGACTCATGGGAAAAAATATTTGAGTAATATTATCAGTTAACTAAATATTATTAACGCGGATGTAGCTCAGTGGTAGAGCTTCTGCTTGCCTAAGCATACCGTGCCAAGTAAATGGTACTACCCTGTTAACGTTACATAGTACTCTAGGGGCTGCTGTTACGAGGGTGCGTAATACGGTATGTTTAATAAGCAGAAGGTCGTGGGTTCGAACCCCATCGTCCGCTCCAATATTTCCTTTGACATTTCACTTATATCCTGTATAATCTATAATGTAACTAGGAGATTAAACATGGCTGGCGGTATTCAACCCGGTACAGTTGCAACAGATGAACATGCAAGAAAACTAGATAAGGCTGTTAAAAATATCAGTAAATCTTTAATCAATGAAATGAAAGACCTAGGCTACGAATATAAATCAAAACTAGATCATACTGATATAGTTACAATAGGTTGCGAACCCGACGGTGCACTTTGGTTTAAAGACGGTGTATTAGTTGCTGTGTTTGAAGCAAAAAAGCAAGGTGCTGGCGGAAATGCGATCGAACGCTGGGCAAAGAACGTTATGCTATGTTATGCTCTCAATCGTAATGTGAGATATGTGACATTTGGTGCTAGAGAAGGATTTGCAGAAGGTAACTATTGTTATAAATTTGGACAGACTATGATGAATACTGAAAAAGCATTAGGCTTTACAGATATCGATAAGAGTTTTAATATTCTCTATCCAAGCGGGCAGTCATGGTTTGCAAATGTTGACGCATTTACTGATGAGTTTATAATAGACATTATGCGTAAGGCAATCACAGGAAATCTTGAATAAATGAAACCATTATATATGTGGGCAGGCGGTAAGAATAAAATGATACCTAAGTATCAGATCGATCCCGGTATCCCCTATTCAGGCTATGACACATATGTAGAACCATTCTTTGGCGGTGGGGCAATGATGATCCATGTCGCTAGCAAAAATCCCAATATTAAAAAGTTTGTTCTAAACGATATTAATGCTGAGATAGTAAATCTATATAAAGCCATTAAATCAGATGTGAATGGATTTTGCACAGAATGTGATATTTTATGCGATCAATATCTACCTATGGATAAACCAAATCGCAAAAAGTTCTTTTATGAAATCAGAGAGAAATACATCACAGAATCCGAATATTCAACTTGGTCTTCAGTTAAAGAAGCTGCTGTATTATACTTTTTAATGAAAACAGCTTTTAATGGTATCTTCCAATCCACTAAAGCAGCTAAAGGTAGATTCGCAACACCCTGCGGGCTTCTTAATCAAAAAGATCAAGTCTATGATAAAGCTAATGTGCTAGAATGGAATACCTTTTTGCAAAAAGTAGATATCTATTCAGGAGACTGGAAAGACTGTACAAAAAAGATAAAGGGAAAAGCATTTTACTTTATGGATCCACCTTATCGTAATAGTTTCACTCAATACAATCAAGATTTTACTGATGAGAAACAGTTAGAAGTTATTGATTTTTGTAAGACTGCTGATCTAAACGGTAATCTAGTAATGTTTTGTAATAGAGATATGAATGATGATTTTTTTACAAGTAATCAGGGACAGTTAACTATTAACTATTATGATGTAAAATATACAGCTGGACGTAGAGCAACTGAAGAAGATGGTTCTAGGACAGCCAAGGATGCTAAGGAAGTGCTTTTATTTTCACCCTCATTATATGGTGTTTTTGAAAAGGCATAAACTTATATTTTAATAGAGTCTCAAAGAGATAAATATAGAACTGAGTTTTTTAAAAATATCTCAGTTTTTATATTTGACAACAAATAAAAACCTTGACAATGATCGAGATTTGTTGTATATTTATAAAGTAACTAAAAAGGAGAAAGTTATGAAGAAGACACTAGCAAGTCTGTTGGCCTCGGTAGCACTATTCGGTACCGCCCTAGCAGCAGATCTACCTAGCAAGACCGCTCCGGCTGTGCCGGCTGCCGCAACAAGTGTGTTCGGTTTAAGTGGTTTTTATGTAGGCGGTAATGTTGGCACAAACTACGCCAAGGCAACCGACTACAATTGGAACACAAGTCCATATACAATTGGTGCAGTTGGTGGTTACGAGTGGAATCGTTACTTCCGTACTGAAGCTACTTTTGATTATACATCAAAGGAAAAGCCAACTACAACTAAGAGTGGCGAAACAGTGTTTGCTAACGCAGTTGTACAATATCCAGTTGGTTTTGGAGTTACACCATATGCATTCGCAGGCACAGGGTATGGCTTCAATGCATTCGGAAAGGGCAAGTCAGCTGTTGCTGATGATGCTAAGGCACTTTACAACGTAGGTGCTGGCGCCCGTTATGAGCTCACTAAGAGCTTTGAACTCGATGGACGTTACCGTTATGTCCAGTCATATGAGGATGTTAAGTTCAAGAACAACAATACTCTTACGATTGGTGCTAACTACAAGTTCTAATCTCAATAGGATAGAACATATGGAAAGAGAGTGGGCACTTCCACTCTCTTTTTTTTACACTTTAGGTAGACCGAGACTAAATACAGTGGAGGTATACAATGAAGATGTATAACTGTTTATATTGTAATAAAGAAAATAAGTATGGGCACAGCAAGATAAACAAATATTGTGATAATGTTTGTCAAGGCAAATATAGATGGATAAACGAAACTATTCCAAGAATAGAAAATGGTGATAAAACTGAACCATCAACTGTTAAAAAATATCTAGTAGAAAAATTCGGCAATAAATGTGTTGAATGTGGACAAGAAAATAGTTGGAATAATAAACCTTTGATGCTACAGTTAGATCATATTGATGGAGATAGTGATAATAGTTTGATAAGTAACTTGAGATTACTTTGTCCAAATTGTCATACACAAACTGAAACATATGGCAACGCAGGAAAAGGTAATAGATATAAGAAACTCTCAAAGAGAAACTTATATCTACAGGAATATAAAAGGGTCGATTAGCTCAGTTGGTAGAGCGTTTGGTTTACATCCAAAATGTCGGCGGTTCGAGCCCGTCATCGACTACCATACATAAAAAAAGCCACCCTAGGGTGGCTTTTTTATTGAGTGTTATAGTATTAGAAATTTATCTTAATACCAATCATTCCACTAACGCCAGTTAGATTAGAACTCTTGTCTACTCCAATTGAAGCATTTAAGAATACATCATCCATTATTTCAGTATTAGCAGTTGCTCTTAAACTTCCAACTGTTTTAAAATCTCTGCTCTGTGTAACACGACCTTCGATTCCAAAGTTCTTGTCAAGATCAAATCTTAAACCAATATATGGATTAACTGATGTAGTTGATTTTGTGTCAGGAGCAGTTGATAGTAAGAAACTGCCTGTCTCTACTAATCCACTGATTGAACTGTTAACTACACTAGTACCAACTAGTGGTCTAACATCAAAGTATGTATCAGCACTATAAACAGTTATATCACCGTAGAAAGTCTTCTGATTAAACTTAGCACTGTTAGCTAATGCGAATAGAGGAATGCTAGTTGTGCCAGTGTATTGACTATAGCCGTATCCAACAGCAGCCTTAACCCATACATCAGTGTCTTTAACTAATATGTAAGCACTGCCGTCATATGTGCTATTCTCGACCTTACTGTAGTTTAATCCGCCACTCTTACCGCTACCGTAGTTAACAGCAATACCGAATGTGTTGCCATCAGCAGTCCATTGGTATCCAGCATTTGCTCCACCGCTTGACATGCTACCAAGAGTCTTGTAATAACTAGCACTTGGACTAAACCAAGCACCGTCCTTCTTATTGATTGGATCAATTGAGAATGTGTTAAATGTCCTCAACTTAACAGCATCAATGAATCCCATACGATTAAAGACTACACTGTTTGAATTTGAACTTCCTAATCTCTGTTCTGGAGTCTGTAATGTATCTTGATTGAATGGTGTTCCGTTAGTTGTTACACTAGTTCCATCGCTGTAGTTCTGTCTGCTAGTTGGAGTTACGACAACACGGCTAGTTACAGATCTACGATCGTAGTTGTCAATAGTCCTTGTAACAACACCATTGTTTCCACTGTTAGTTCTAGCATCTGTTGATACAGTTGCCCAAGCGACCCATCCGCCATATACCGTTGACGGATTTCCGTTGATAGCACCGGCAATTGGATTACCTACTGGTGTAACAGCAGGAGCACCAGCAGCAGCACCTTGGGCAGGAGTTGCTAATGTTGTGAATCCTACAGAACCTGGAATTGTACATTGATCTGGAGCAACACTTACGTTAGCACAAGCACCACCATATGTTCCAAGTTGTATAGAACTAGTATTAGCAACATTGTTACCGCTTACATCGAATGTGATATTATATGTTGTGCCAGCAGTTAAGTTAACACCTTGATAAATGCCGTCAAATGATCCAACGGCACCGTCATACCAAACACCACCGTGAGGAGCAGCACCATTTTGCCATGCACCGGCAGCAGCAGGATATGTTCCATTCTGATACCATACGCCCCAATTAGTTGGAGCCTGTATTGAACTTACACCGTTATTTGTTGTTACACTAAATTGTCCACCTGTATCAAAAGCACCGTTTGTTAATAGGTTTGTATTCGATCTACTAGCAGTAAGCCTTACGTTATCGAAAGTCCAAAATGCTGGATCTTGGCGAAAAGCAAATCCAACGAAATTGGCACCAGTTGTGCTAGGTGTAAATGTGTATGAGAATGTCTGCCAAGTGTTTGCTGTATTGTTTGCTAATACACCAACTGACCCTGCGGGTAATTGTTGCGCATATGTAGCAGTTGTAACAAATAGAGCAAGAGCCGCTGCTATGATCTTTTTCATATATAATCTCCTTTATGTACCGTTATTATTTAGGCACAACTTAGCAATAATAAAGCACACATAAAACTTGACATTCCAAAAAAGTACTATATACTGACTATATAACAACAGGAGAATACGATGGCTAAAGCAGCAAAGAAAGATACGGGAAAGTTTAATCTAACAGCTAGGCCCAAGAAAGCCAAAAGCACACGTTCTCCATTGTTTCTAGATGAAAAATACACTGGTACGGAACCCACTTGGGAAGGTTGGGAAAAATGGAGTGAAGAAAGATTCCTCAACGAAAAACGTCGTGGAATGAACTATTACAATTATTTTAACACTTATAAAGATCTAGCTCCTAACCTATACAAGTGGATGGAAAAGAGCGGATTTACTAAGGATGATATCCGCTGTATCAAGGAACTCTCTGATAGCCACATCACGATCACTAGCGCAGCATTGGCTACGATGTTCCTGCGCGGTATGCCTGAGGAACGTGCTGATATTGAAAGTTTTAACCCAGGAGAGTGGGTGCGCAGCGATGTTGCTGCTTATATCCTCAAAGGCCGAGTATTGCTAGACAAGCGCACTGTATCTGCTGCCGCTAATGCTAATCTGCATCAGCCAACTATCCAAGAACGTATCCGCGAAGCTACGCATAATCATATCGACGATATCGAAGCTTGGTTGGACGGTTTTATCAAAGATCCTACAAGTTTCGATCCAAAGGGATTTAACGTCCTCAACCATTTTAAGACAAGGGAAATCAACCAAGCACACGCTCGTATTATACGCGACAAATACGCCTACAGCAAGCAGGACTACGACGAGCTACTAGCACCCCCTAAGGTCAAGGACGACGGGTATACGCAGCTTGTAGAAGCTTACAGGTGCTATACAAAAGCACAGCAGAAGAACATGCAGGCAGCACTAACTGAGATTATCGCAGCTTGTGATATGTTCCTACAGAAGGCCAAGGTTGAACGCAAGCCACGTGCTAAGAAAGCTCCTAACAAGGAAAAGTTAGTTAGCAAGCTCAAATTTAAGCCTAGCGATGATCGCTACAAGTTGGTATCGATCAAACCAGAGGAATGCCTACAGGCATTGGAGCTTTGGGTCTTCAATACAAAGACTCGCAAGCTTGGTTGCTATGTTGCTAGCGATCTAGCAGCCCTTAGCATCAAGGGAACTACGATCATCAACTTCAATGAAAACAAGAGTATTGCTAAGACAGTACGCAAGCCTGAGGAGTTCTTCCGTGATGTGAAGAGCCTACCAAAGACCAAAATGCGCAAGATGTATGAAGGTATCAATGGCGTTGAAACCAAAATGAACGGACGCATCAATGCTGATATGATTTTGTTGAGGTCCTACAACTAATAAATAAATGCTAAAACCTAGGAAACGTATTTGAATCCAAAATATATCTATTGGCAATGTAGATTATGGGATTGGTTTGCTAAATCAATCCCATTTATTATGATCATAGTAGGATCTATCTTTTATAACATAGGTATAAGAGATTGGGATCTCGTGAAGGATATACTATTGGTTTTTTCTGGGCTAGCATTTGTTACTTGGTGGTTTTGGGTACTATATACTATAATGACTATATTACATTTTTTAGAATCTTCAAAGGAAGGATTGAAAGATGTTATGGAAGAAATCAGACATATGTATAGAGATATTAATGAAATACATAAACGTGATAGGTAATGGTGAAAGCAGATTAGATCTAGATGTGTCATCTCTAGTGGAATATACGATTGGATGTAATGCTGTTTATAGAGATTTTGATGTTGATTGTTTAGTTGCTGTAGATAGACGCATTGTGCAAGAAGCATTAGATAATAACTTTAAAAAAGACATCTATACCAGATCTGATTGGAATAGCAGTTTTCCGTTTTCATCAAATATAAGAATATTACCACCATTGCCCTATATTGGGGATCGTAGAGAAGATGATCCTTGGCACTGGGGTACTGGTACACATGCTGCTAATCTAGCTGCTACGATGGACCCAGAAGAGATACATCTTTGGGGTTTTGATCTTTACTCTAAAGATCAAAAAATCAATAACGTTTATAAAGGTACAAAAAACTATGATCCCATAACATATGATTCAATAGATCCCAAGTTATGGATATATCAACTGCGAAAATGTTTTGAAGAATATCCAAATATTAGATGGATACAACATCAAAAAAAGGGATGGATCAAACCCGAGTCATGGACCCAAAGAAAACTAGTTATAGATCTTTCTTGATTTTATTAATATAGGATGTTATAGTCATTAAATACTATAGAGGACATTGACGCTCCAGCCCTCTTTAAAAATTCTGTGCATCAAACTCGCTCAAACAGGAGACAAGAGATGGCGAAATATTATAGTACAAAAACATATGGAACTGATCGTGGGTTAAGTTGCTGCTTTAGGCAATGGCGGGCTACACATAGTCATTGTAGTCTACTACATGGCTATAGCATTGGGATAAGATTAGTTTTTGAAAGCGACACATTAGATGAAAAAAACTGGGTTATGGATTTTGGCGGACTTAAGGCATTTAAGGAATGGTCCGAATGGATGTTTGATCACACCTTAGTTATTGCCCAAGACGATCCTCATCTCAATAAGTTTAAGGAACTGTCATTATCGGGTCTAAATGATTCCGGAGGAGTATGTGATCTACGCATTGTAGAAGCAGTTGGCTGTGAAAAGTTTTCTGAGCTAGCATACAGCATGATGAATCTCATACTTAAAAACTTCCAAGAAGGTAAATCAGTTACAATAAATGGTAAAGATTATCAATCACGATATCCTGTAGGACAGGGTGTTCGATTAAAATCGGTCGAAGTATTTGAACATGATGGAAACAGTGCTATCTATGAAGGCTAGGACTGTAGTTTGTGTAAAGTGGGGGACAAAGTATCCCCCACAATATGTTAATATCCTGTATAATATGGTTAAAAGACATTCAAAAATAGAAAGCAACTTTGTGTGTCTCACCGAAAATCCTTCAGAGTTAGATAGAAATATAATCATTAAACCATTACCTAGTTTAAGCCTAGAAGGATGGTGGATGAAACCCTATGTGTTTAGTAAAGATTTGGGTTTAAAGGGAGACATATTATTCTTAGATCTAGATTTGGTTATTTGTGATAATATCGATAAGCTATGGTCTTATAAAGAAAATAAGTTTATAATAATAAAAGACTTTACTAGATGTATGAGTCCAAGCTATAAAAGATTTAATAGCAGCGTTTATAGATTCACAGCCGAAGATTATCATTGGATATGGGATGATTTCCATAGAAGTTATAAAGATATCGTAAAAAAACATCACGGCGATCAAGATTATCTATTTGAGAAGTTGCAAGACAAAGCCGAAACATGGCCGATAAACTGGATACAAAGTTACAAATGGGAGATTAGGGACCAGAAAGATCTCACAATCATCAATGGTAAGAGAAACTTTAATACTATTATAAATCCCAATATACCATACGAATGTGCTATTGCTGTATTCCACGGCGATCCTAAACCTTCAGAATGCAAAGATCCATGGGTTATAAATGCTTGGAAGTAGCTTGACTTATTTTTTAGATATGTTATTATAAGCTATGATTAAACGTATAGGTTTTGCATGTAAATGGACCGAGCTAGGTCCCAAGGGGACTGTTAGTGTTCCTGAACTTAATAACAGCACTACTACTGTAGCTTGGCTTAAACGCCAGACTAAGGAAGCAGCTGAACAAAAGCTATGGGATCTCATGACCCATAACATCGACGCGGTACATAACCTTGTAAAGAAAGTTGGAGGATTAGATGAGCATTTTAGGATGGTTAGACTTGGGAGCGATGTGCTTCCTGTATATACAGAGCCAAGTTTTGGTTATTTCTACAATCAACCAGGTGTACGAAACTATGCTGAAAGAAAACTTGCTGAAGTTGGACGAGTGGCTCGTCTTCTTGATGTGCGTCTCAGTTTTCATCCTGGCCAGTTCACAGTGTTGGCAAGTGATCGCCCAGATGTTGTTGAGCGTTCAATAGAAGAGTTTGAGTATCACGTAGACATGATCCGTTGGATGGGTTATGGTGTCAAGTTCCAGGATTTTAAATGTAATGTACATATCGCCGGTAAGCAAGGTCATGAAGGCATACGAAAGGTATTAGGTCGGCTGAGTCCTGAGGCTCGTAATACCATAACTATCGAGAATGAGGAGAATAAACATGGACTTGATGATTGTCTCGCTATTGGTGATATCGTTCCTATCGTTTTGGATATCCACCATCATTGGATCAAAACAGGAGAATATATTTCACCCAAAGATGACCGCACGAGATTGGTGGTGGACAGTTGGCGCGGGGTTCGGCCTACTTTACATTTTAGTGTCAGCCGTGAGACTGATCTCGTTGGGCATCCAATAGACATAAAGCCAGACATGGAATCATTATTAGCGCAAGGCTATAAGAAACAAAAATTAAGAGCCCATTCCGACTACTACTGGAATACAGCAGTTAATCAGTGGGCTCTTCAGTTCCGTGATGATTTCGATATCATGTGTGAATCGAAATGTAAGAATTTAGCTAGTATTAGACTTACTTCTTAGGGCGTCCTGCTTTCTTAGCAGCATCGACGACCTTTACAGCCTTTTCCTTAACTGCCTTCTTAGCTCTAGTAGAGGCCTTCTTAACTTCTACTACAGCTTCTTCTTCAACCTTGGCAGCTTTAGCCTTAACTTCATTAACTACCTTAGTAACTTCAACCTTGATATCCTCTTCAACTTTAGCCTCTATAGCCTTAACTATAGGAGCTGCTGCTTCTTCAACCTTCTTTGCTTCAGCAACAACTTCGTTCTTGATTTCAGTTGCGGCTTCAGCTACTGTTTCTTTCTTTATAAAAATCTTATATACCCCATAGCCAACAAATGCTAATACGGCTAAACCAATAATACTTTCCATGTTTTAACTCCTTCTCGGCAGGATATTTAGTGGTAAATATCATACCTAGTAAAAAAATCTTTCTAATAACCTTGAATAAATATCAATAGGATATAAAAATATGATCACTATAACTGAATCAGCTCGCGCTCATATAAGAGAAACCTTAAAAAAGATAGACAAACCCTATCTAGTTTTTGGTCTAAAAGGCGGCGGCTGTGCTGGATTCGAATACTTCTGGGAACCAGCTGATCAAGAATCATATGAAGAAAAAGGTACACCCGATCGTGATGAGTTTTTTAACCTGGGCGAAGGTAAACAGTTAGTTTTAGACTGTACTAGCCAGGTTTATTTAATAGGTAGTATTATAGATTTTAAAAATGATTTCATTAGCAGCCAACTTGTTGTGACCAATCCTATGGCCAAAAGTAGTTGCGGATGTGGAACTAGCATTGCTGTATAGAATGGAGACGAAATGGTTAAACAAGTAATTAATGTTGGCGTAGAAGGTAACGATGCCAGCGGTGATTCTATAAGAGCAGCTTTTGAAAAAAGCAACAATAACTTTAATGAATTATATTCTTATGCAGGTAAGGGTGATGGCCTATCCTTTACTCAGCTAACTGATACTCCAAGCACATTAGTTCCGAATGATATTTTCATAGTAAATGCTGGCGGTGATAAGATAGTATCAAAAAAACTTGTAGCGGGAGCCGGTATAAGCATCGATAATACAGATCCAAATAATATAACTCTTTATGGTAAAGGTGGCAGAGTATTTAATGATACTAGTCCTGTATTTGGAGGAAACGTAGATGCTAACAAATATGCTATAGCCAATCTAGGTGATCCAACGGAGCTTTTACAAACAACTCTAGGATATAGCATGGATACATTTGCTATATCTAGAGGATATGCAGATAATAGATATGTAAATGTCACTGGCGATATAATGACTGGCGCATTACAAGTTCCCGAAGGTGCAGTAGGAGCACAAGTTCCACGAAAAGAAGAAGTAGTTGGTCGCAGTGGTGGAACAGATAATAGTATGTCTGGACCATTAATATTAAATGCTGATCCTACAGAAATAAGCGATCCATTAACTGCTGCTACTAAAAACTATGTTGATAATAATGCTTTTTCTAGTTCAGTTAACTTATTTGTTAGCACAAATGGTGATGATTTTAGAAACGAAATAAGCGAAAGCAAAAGAGGCAGGGCACTAGCATATGCGTTTAAAACTATTAATCAAGCTGCCTTTAAAGCAGGACAAATAATAGATAATGCAGCAAACGAGCTAGGACCCTATCAAAAAACCATATATTACAATAGCGGAACAACTAAATCAACAGTATCTAGCATAACACAAAGTGGAGATCACTATCTATTAAAGATCACTAATGGTCATATTAGTACTGGAACTGATATGCGTGGCACAGGTAGTATCGCAACTTCTGATGTTCGATCTGGATTATTGATCCGAGGACTTACTAGCGGCGCTATAGCATCAATTGTATTAGTAGGAAATATCAATACAGATGGTACAGAAAGTTATCAAGTCAAGTACACCAACTTTGATACACAAGATCCACCACAACCTATACCATTTTTAGTTGGAGAAAACTTAGAATATGGTGATCCGGTTAAACAACCAAATATAACAATATATGTCGAAAGTGGAGAATATTTTGAAAACTATCCAATACGTTTACCAAATAATGTATCACTAGTTGGTGACGATCTTCGTCGAGTAATAATCAGACCTAAACCTGGCCCAAGTGGTAGTATTTGGAGTAATACTTACTTTCGAAGAGACACTACTATTGACGGAATGACTGTGGTTACCCAAAACTTTGGTTATCATTATCTAACCGACTCTACCATGGAACTATATAGTAAAACTGTTAATAGCCCAGGTGGTTCGATAAATGCTAAAAGTTTATTATATCCCAATAAAGAGTTTATACAGGTTGAAATAATAGGATATATTAACTATAGAATACAAAATGCCAATGCATTAAATTTGACTACAGATCCTTATTATCATTTCACATACGACGAAACAAAATATCAAACATATGTTGGATCTATAGTTAATGCATTATGTTTTGATTTAGAATATGGTGGATATAGCAAAACATTTGAAGCTGTTATGTCTTTTTATAGTAATCCTGTTGATTTGAAGCTAGTAACAGATCAGTTAGTAGAAGCATCAAACTTTATAGGATATATGGGTGTTATTTCTTCTAGCATAATAGGAAATACTCCAGTAACACATTCATATCAAAGTTCCATAAATCAAACAATAAATCTAAATATTACTGCCGAAACTACTGCCAATATAACAATCAGTAATCTAATAACACTTATATTAGATGTTATTAACAGTGATGAATCATTTAATATGCCAAAAGATAATAATCAAATGGACGTATTAATGCTAAATGATTCTAATAGAGTAAGGACATTAAGTGGTCAAGGACATGGAGGATTTATGTGTGTTCTCGATCCAGCAGGTCAGATTCTCACTAAGTCTCCATATATCCAACAGTGTTCATCATTTTCAAAAAGCATAAATGCACAAACTTTTGCTGGTGGTGTGTTTGTTGATGCATTTACCGGAAATCTTGGATGCACAATAACATCTAGGGATAGTGCAACAGTAATACAAGTATCTGGATTGAACTATAGAATACCACAAACTCCGTGCTCGTTTGTTGTAAGTGGTGTTAGATTTGAAATTGATTATATCAGTAACTATGTACCTTGGAACAAGGACACCGAGACAGGCGGAACTGCCCAACTAAATCTCAATATTAATACACCAGATAACATATCTTATACCGGATTGCTTTCCAATCTATTGAATGCAACTACAAATATCGAGATACAAACTGCTGGTAATAGATCTATGTTAGCCAGTGATTTTACACAAATAAATGACATGGGTTATGGTATATTTGTAACTAATAATGCATTTTTTGAAGCAGTTAGCATATTTTGTTATTACAACTATAGAGCATTTTATGCCCTAAATGGAGCACAGATACGAAGTCTAAACGGCTCATGTGGATATGGTGTATACGCACTAAACGCAGAGGGATCAGATCCAACTGAAATACCTTATGGTGCTGTATTAAAAAACAATATGATACAGACTGCCAAAATATATTCACAAACATCTTTATCAACAAAAAATAAAAAAGGTGATCTTATCATATACATTTCTTCAACAAGTTATGTACCATTTAATATAAGTGAACTTGAAATCGATCACGGCGGGGGGGTATTTGTTAGATATGATATCAATAGTGCATCAGTTACTGGACTAACTGCTAGCGATTCATCTGCTGTATATGCTATGAATATTAATACTTCAGGAAATAGTGATACATCTACTTCCGGATTATATGCTGATGTAGCTGATGGTACTGATGTTATCATTAGGAATCTACAGAATTTTGAAGTATTACATTTAACTACTATAACTCCAACTAGACCTAGTACTGCATTACAGTTTAATAATGATTCTTCTATCTATCATGTGCTTTCATATACCCCAAAGCATTTAGATGATGGTCCCGGAACAGCCGATCTAGCTGCTGTTTTAACTATTAGTGAATCTTATGCATATGTAAAAATGGTTTCAGATTCTAGTGCTGGTATAGCTTCAAATAGCGGAGAAGTTGGTGCAACAAGGATTAATATAAGTGCATTAGTTCCTTCCGACATTGCCAAAATACATAATATGGTATTTGCTTGGGGAAGCAGAGTACACCAAATAACTTCATATGAAACTCCTGCACAGACCGGATATAGTTGGGGTAGGATTACATTTACAACTTTTGGAGGTGTTAGTGGCCTATCTAAAACAACTTCAGCATCTGCTTATGGAGGTAACTCAGTTGTAATAAAAGCAGGGCTTCCAGCATCTACAAGTGCTCAACTTACTGTACAGATATCAGTCATGAGGGCAACAGGACACGATTTAGTTGATATTGGAACAGGTAGCTATGCTGATTCAAATATACCTGCCAATATCTATGGTGGACCTGTTAATGCTAAAAAACAAGCTAATGAAGTACAGGAAATAGGAAAAGGTCGAGTATTTTACGTATCAACTGATCAAGACGGAAACTTCCGCATAGGTAAGTTCTTTAGAGTAGATCAAGGAACTGGTACTGTTACTTTTGCTGCTAGTATCGCTCTTTCCAATCTAGACGGAATAGGATTTAAGCGTGGTGTAGCAGTAAGTGAGTTCAGTACTGATGATACTATGACTAATAATGCTACAGACACTGTTCCAACACAATCTGCTATAGTAGGATACATCGACAAGAGATTAGGTATAACATATCCAGGCAATGGAGCTACTATAAATCCATTAGGTCCTGGATTCATGCCTAGAGATGGATCATTATCTGCAACCGCAGATATGAACATGGGCAGCTATCACATAACAAATCTAGAGTATCCTAGAGATGATAACGATACAGATGCTGCAAATAAGGGATATGTAGATCAGTTTATGAAGAGATCAGGTGGTATACGATCCGGTATCGATTCATTTACTATGAGCTCTACTACTGTTATAAATGTAACATATCTTTCTAGAACCACAAATGTCGGTACAGTATTTGTAAACACACCACATGCATTAAGTATTGGATCTGTTGTAGTGATAGCTGGTACTAGTTTATCAGGGTTTGATGGAGCAAGAACTGTAATATCAGTTGTTGATCTTTTAACCTTTACATGTGCTAGCACAGGTATTGATGTTAATACAGGTGCTTCTGTAGGTACCGTAACAATACCTAGTTCAATTGGGTTAAATGGTAATAAAGTAACCGGTTCGGCAGATCCTACAGATTTACATGATCTTGTTAATAAGAATTATGTAGATAATGCAACTATAAGGAATCTTTCATCACTAAATGACGTGACCATAACAACACCAGCATTAAACAATCTATTATATTATAATGGTTCTAAATGGATTAATGCTAGTGTAACTGGCGATGTTACTTTTACATTATCAGGTAGCACAGTAACAAGTTCTATAGGAAATAATAAGGTTACAAATGCTATGCTCAGTTCAACTGCTGCTATTGATCAGAGCAAACTTAACCTCAATCTTTCCACTGCTGCATCTACTGCTGGTACTGCTGTACAAGGTATATCTAGTTTTAATAACTCATTCTTTAATGTTATTAGTGGCTATGTTTCACTCAAGGATGGCGGTATAACATTATCTAAGCTTGCTAATATCGGAAATGGTTCCGTTATAGGAAATAATTCCGGAACAACAGGTACACCATCTGAAGTAACTTTTAGCGCAATCGTACAGGGCGGCGGCGCCTTATATGGCGGATTATTCCCAGGAACCGGTGTTCTCGCTAAAACTTCTTCGGGTGTATATTCTGTAGTAGGATATGGAACAACCAGTACTGCAAATACTCTAGTATTGAGAGACACTAGCGGTAATAATAATGCAGATACCGCAGCTAAACTGACCACTCCGAGAAAAATAAATGGAGTAAACTTTGATGGTACAAGTGACATTGTTATCGCATCAGCCGCAGCAAACTCTCTAACATTCGGAACACACTTAACCAGTGGCGGAAGTAGCTATAATGGTTCGCTTGCTGTCACTATTAGTACAGATGCTACTGATGCAAATACAGCTGGTACTATAGTTGCTCGTGATTCTAGTGGTAACTTCTCAGCAGGAATCATAACTGCAACTGCAACAAAAGCAGAATATGCTGACTTAGCAGAATATTATGAAGCTGATAAAGTATACGAAGCCGGTACTGTATTAATGCTAGGGGGAGATAAAGAAGTTACCCTTGCTAAGGGATTTGGAACTACTAAGGTTATTGGTATAGTTTCAACCAATCCAGCACATCTAATGAATACAGGTTGTAAGGGAGAAAAGGTAGCCATAGCATTACAAGGTAGAGTCCCATGTAAAGTTATTGGTAGAATAGAAAAGGGCGATATATTGCAAGTGGGGTTAGTCCCAGGTGTAGCAAGTGTTGCCACACAACCAACACCGGGCTGTATTATTGGTAAAGCACTTGAAAACTATGATTCTGATAGGATTGGAGTCATTGAGGTGGTAGTAGGTAAACACTAAAATCTCGATAAATATCTTTATAGGGGTATTAAATGTCTTTACAAATAATAAACGTAGGAAACGCAGTTAACGACGGAACCGGCGATGATCTAAGAACGGCATTTGTTAAGGTTAATCAAAACTTTAATGAAATCGATTTAAATCTAGGCCAGAACAATACTGTATCAAATGTTGGTTCTGGCCTTGGTGTGTTTAGAGAAAAGATTGGTGTTGATTTTAGATTCAAGACATTATTAGGTGGTGAGGGAATAAATCTTTCAGCAAGCACCGGCGAGATCACTATTACAAATACCAAACAGGGTATATTAACAGTAAATGGTAATACAGGCACAATAGCAGTTAATATCGATACACAACATATTAATATCGTCGGCGGTGTCGGTGTTACTACTGCTGTTTCTGGTAATACTCTTACTATTACAGGAAGTACTAATCTAGAAGGTGAAACAAGTCCTAAACTAGGTGCAGATTTAAGTTTAAATGGACATAATATAATAGGTTCAGGAAATATTACAGCTACTACATTACATGGATCATTACAGGGAAACGTAACTGGTAATGTAACTGGAAATGTAACTGGAAATGTAACTGGTAATCTAAACGGTTTAGTATATGATATCGATGTGAGAGAAATCAGAGATACTCTGTTTACTTTCGATTTTGGCCCATTTGTTGGCGATGTTGCTAATCCGATACAATGGTTATTATCCAATACTGTAATGGATATGGGATCGTTTACTGGTGGACCAATACAAACTGAAATAGACGGTGGTTATCCTACTACTATCCCTGATGGAACAAGCCTAATACTAGACGGTGGGGGTCCGTTAGTCTAATGGCAAAACCTAAATGGTCTTTAGAACAGTCCTCAAATACTAGCTTAGGAACCTTTCCTGCAAGAGCTACTTTAAATATCAATCTCTTGGTATATGATGATGAGGATCGTAACAACTTAGAAACTAATCAGTTTCTGAGTAATGTAAACCATTATGCTACAAATAACTATGTTTATATACAGAGTAATGGGTTGGCTACTACTCCTTGGATAGGACAACCTGACGGATATAATACCTATAGTCCACAGGCGCAATCATATGTATTTTCTTTACCAGCAATAAATCTTCCCTTACCTGCTCCTCCATTTAATCGATATGATGCGTTAGGGTTTATTGGTGTTGCTATCGATGGCGTTCCTTTTAAAAGTCCTAATTCTGGTAATATTACAAACTATAATAGCTCATTATATACTGAGAATTCTGTGATATTTCCTATACAGAACTTCTTTACAGACGGTTCCGGAATAATAGGAAAAGACAGAAAGTTTTATTATCAGTCTGATCCTACTAGGCTTTATACAAAAGATCCATCTAAACACAGTCCGATCATTGGATTTGCTTTTGATGGACTGCCTATATATGGTCCATATGGATATAGTGATCCTTATAATCCTGCCAGTGGTATTAAGATTATGCGATCTAGCTATACACTTACTGAGGTACAGCGTGCCAATGGAACAATACCCGATGGATCTTTTATTGAAGATTATGAATATGTCAGTGGCCTAGGGGATCTAGATCGATATAATAGTAGAGATTGCGTAACTCCAGAATATCCAGAAGGTATACAAGCATATTTTATAACTGTTGATCCTGACAGACCAGAATATCCAGTCTATCCATATATAGTAGGACCTAAATATTTTGAAACACCTATAACACCAAATGGTAACTTCGAATGGCCTAAAAAAATAAACATAGATGTTATTTCTGGTGCCCTTCCGGAAGGATTAAGAATATCTGGTAATTCTATTGTTGGAACTCCTTATATAGTAGCATTAACTACAGCATTTAGATTTGTGCTACGTGCATCTAATCTAGACGGAATAACTGATAGAACATTCTATATTACTATAGAGGGTGCACCTCCTCCTCTATGGGAAACTCCTGCAGGGTTATTAGAAGTTGGAACAAATAATACATTATATGTTTTAGATAATAGTCTAGTAGATTTTCAGTTTAATGTTGTCGTTGAGGCAGTACCTCCTGGACATCAGTTAACTTTTTATGTACCACCAAAGGGAGGTGTTATACCTCCAGGACTGACATTAGAGTTAAATGGTAGATTACATGGATTTACTGCTCCGTTATTTTCAACTGAAGTATTAAAGAGTGGGTATTATGATACATCACTTTATGATCAATATCCTTATGATTTTGGAGTTGGACCAGATAATGGTTATGATTCATTCCTTTATGATTATCATGGTTATGATTACAGTGATACTGTAAGGACTCCAAAAAAACTAAATCGCTATTATGAGTTTGTTGTAAGAGCGTCAACTGGCATTAACTATACCGATAGAAAGTTTAGGATATTCTTAGTAGGTGACGATCATCTACGTGCTGATAATACTACAATGCAAGTAGGGACTGGAATATTCACTGCGGATAATACATACCTACGCAAACCTATTTGGATAACTTCAAGCTATTTAGGACGACATAGAGCAAATAACTATGTGACTATTGCATTAGAAATATTTGATCCATCTACACTAGAAGGACCAATTGAGTTTCTATTGGAACCAAAAAACAATGACGGTAGTATCAGTGCATTACCTCCTGGAATGAAAATAGATCAGTTAAATGGCGAAATATACGGATCTGTTCCTCCACAATCTGCTATAACTATATCATACACATTTACAGTAAGAGCACTTCGTTACGATATACAAGGCAACTATGATATAGTTGATAGCTATAGAACCTTTACAGTAGATATTATTGGTGAAATAGATAAGACTATACGATTTATTACTGATGGAGATTTAGGAACTATAGCTGCTAACTTTATTAGTACAGTTAGTGTCGCAGCTTATAGCACTGTACCTAACTCGGTATTGATATATTCATTAGTATCTGGAAAAATACCATATGGATTAACCTTGTTAAATGATGGTACTTTGCAGGGAAAAGTAAATCTTTATGCTACAACTGAGTCTCCCGGATTAACAAGTTTTGATAACGGGTCATTAACTTTAGATAACAAAGTAACAACTATTGATAGAGATTATGTATTCACTATAGAAGCTCGTGATCAGTTTAATTTATCGGCAGTTTCTAAAACATTTAAGCTATTGGTCATTACACCAAATAATCTACTATACAGTAACATCTATGTAAAACCATTCTTAACAGCAGATAAGAGAGTTGAACTATCAAGTTTCCTAAGTGACAGCACTATATTTGAAGTTAATAAGTTATTCAGACCTAGTGATATAAACTTTGGTGTACAAACAGAATTTAAAATGCTATTGTATCCTGGAATAGAAACAAAAGAAGCTTCAGTATATGCGGCTGCATTGGGAAGGACTAGTAAAAAGAGATTCAGGATGGGTATAGTTAAAAAAGCTATAGCTAAAATCCCTGCAACAAATACTGTTCTATATGAAATAGTCTATTTAGAAGTCATTGACAACTTAGAAAAAAGTATAAACAGTGTTCCTACTACTTTTGTTACTAATAACTTAAAATATCAAATTTCTGTTAACCAAGGAAGACGAGATATCATAGATTCTAGCATAACAGATAACAATAACTATGAAATGAGTCGAGATTTGGCTCCTAGAATACAAAAACAAGATAAGGTTATGAGTGCAGATTTCGGTGGACAGAGGATTAGCGATAGCAATAAGTCAGAAGTCTTTGGCAATAGCACAGCAAATATAAGAAGAAGCTTGCAAGGAGTTGGCGATACAGAACGTGATTATCTACCATTATGGATGAGAACTCCGCAATCCAATAGTGGAATAGAACAGGGATTTACTAAAGCTATACCACTTTGCTATTGTTTACCAGGACAAGCAGACTCTATAATATTAAATATTAAAAATGCTAACTATGATTTTAAGAGAGTAGACTTTACTGTAGACAGAATCATTATTGATAGTGTTGAAGGTCAAACTGGTGATAAATATATCGCGTTTGCAGCAAGAGAGGTTATAAATGGCTAGTCAGATTGTATATGATAGTATTGATGTTACATTTCCAGTAGCAGGTAAGGACAATGATAGCCAAGGTTTCCGTGATAACTTCACAGTTATACATGACAACTTCCAATATGCAAAGGGCGAAATAGAAGCACTACAACTTAATAATGCTGTTAAGAATGGTCCAAACGATTTTGGTAATAACAATATACTACGTGCTAGATTTGTAAACTGTTCTGATGTCGTATATGCCGCCGGCGAAGTTAATCAAACAACAGTGATTGACTATGCTGTTGGACCAGTACAATCTTATAGAGTTACTGGATCAATGCAGTTTAGCATAGGTAACTTTCCCACATCAGGTAGTTACGGTAAAATAACTTTGGAGCTAACTGGAAATGATCCAGTATCACCTTATTCTGTAGTATTTGGACTAGTAGGTAGTGGACAGATCAAGAAAGGTCCAAATGCAAGAGCATTAGGATCAATCAATGTTAGCAGTTCCTCACAACCTATGTTTTTTGAATTTTGGACAAGCAACGGTGGCCAAGTTGTATATATGGAATATCTAGGTACATTTGAGTAAAAAATGCATCCTTTTATGCCTAATATATCTGGAATGTCAGATCAAGACCTAGATAAAAAGATACAAGAACTTACTCAAAAATATTTCCAGGCTATGAGATTATCTCCTAGCATTGTAAGTCAAATGGTGTTATTATTAGATTCATATAAAGAAGAACAGCAGAATAGAGCTATAGAAAAAGCTAAAAAAGCTGCTGAAAATGGAGATGATAATATCAATGAACTTATTAAAATTAACTAAAGACACTCCATCACAATCTTGGTCTACAAAAGTTCAATGTTTATGCTATGTAGATAAAGTTTTAACAATCAATAATATAAAAATCAAAGTTGGATTTCGAGCAACAGTTGAGAATGTTATACTCAACGAGATCGCATTGGATCAAATGGAAATGTTCTTTGATCTACTGATGCATAACAGCATTATTATAGATAAAGCTGTTTATGATAAAATAGATGAATTTCCGTTCATTAATAATATTTTCATGGTACCCGGAAACATTAGTGATCAGGTTATAGGATCTTTAGTTTTTGTAAAGTTAGTTAGTATAGTTAAAAATAATCTAGAAATAGATTATATTACTATATCTACCGAATTGGGCAAAAAGATAAAATATACTATAACTGGTGATTCTCCAGAAATAGAAGTATTGCTACCTAAAAAAGTAGATTGGTGGGATGATGAAAATATTATGTTCGATCCTTGGTGGTTAAGATCAGATACCGCAACGTATGATTTCCTCATTAATAGAGATGAAATATACGAAGGAGAATTTATTTGGGAAGAGTTTTTTAAGGAAGAACTTAGTAAACTAAAAGAAGAAACCGAATCA